CGCTCTTCCGGCACGCTCAATGCGAACACCGTACGTGTCGAACATGAACTGCTGAACCTTCAGGCAGTCGCCGATCGGGTCCGAGGTGTCAGCGAGCCAGGAGTCACCCATGGCTGAACCGTCAGGCAGTACCTTGGTACCATTGGCGGCATTCTTCGGCTTGATAGCCTGCTGACCAGACGGGCGACCAAAGTCGACACTGAACTTGATCTTGCCGTCGTTGTACCCGATGGCACCGGTCGCGAGTGCACTCATGATGAGCCACTCAATCCGGTTATCCAGGGCACGACGCCGACGAGCAGTGTCGCGTGCCAGCTTGGCACTGAAACCCTCCACTGCCGAATTAACGGTCAGTGGGATAGTCTGGGTCTCCTTGATCTGCTCGGCAATCTGCAGCATCTCGCGATACCGGTTGACATCCGAGGCAGTGTAGTGATCCTTGAGCGACCAGTCGATGACAGACGCCCGCCCCTGACCAATCAGGGTGTCGTCCTTCTGTGCCAGCTCGGACTCTGCATCCTCGGCGCGCGCCGGAGCCAGGCTCTCGGACAGGCCCTTCGCATACTCGAAGATGACATCATCAGTGTCGACCGGCAGGAACGGCACCAGTTGAAGGCCCAGGTGCGTCTGCGGAGGCACAATCTCCCGGATGAATCCGAGAGCAGTCTCCTTGCGGATCAGTGGATCAAGTGCAACAGGCGTAGCCATGTATCGTACCTTTCCCTTTCAAGTCCTAACAAGTAATCAACGGATTACTTGAACATAATCCGGAGGCCCTTGTTGGCACCACTCAGGAAGGTGGCAGTGGTGTTCGAAAGGGGCTGAGGAACTGCAGCACCGGCCGCAGTGTACTCGAAGCACCACCCCTGCATGGCAGTGCACTCGTAGACAACTGCTACATCCATGTCATGCTCCAGGAGCTGCCACGGAGCAAAGGTGTCCAGGAGACCCACGATGTTCGCAGTGGAAGATCGACCATCGGTGACACCGACAGTATCGGTCGAATACGGACCGATCTTACCGGCGTCGCCGCCACTGGTGATCTTCGCCATGACGGTACCAGGCTGAAGAATCTTCTGCGAGGTTCCGTCGATGGTCTGTGCCGGAACGGAATTCTTAGCGAGAGTGTAGCTCTCGGTCTTGATTCCCTTGGTGGATCGAAGGTACTGGTTACGACCGAACGGCGTCCGAGCAGTACCGGGACCAGGCGTAAACGAAGGCATAGGTCGTTATCTCCTTACCGGTTCTTCTTGAGGAGCTGCAACTGCTTGTAGGAGTCCAGCTCCTCGATCTGCGACTGCTTCATACCAGACTGCTTGTGCATCTTCACACGAGCCTCGAGATCAGCAATCTTCGACGCCTGAGCCTTCTGGTCGGCATCGTCCTCGGCGTTCGAGGCGTTACCATTGCCGTGCTGACCAAGGACCGGAATGGAAGCAGTACCCTCGTAAGTCTTCTTCCACTGCTCGAACTGCTCGGGCGAAAGCTCCTTGACAAAAGCAGTCAGCGCGTCAGTCTGAGAGGCAAACACCTTGTTGGCAGTGACAAGCTCCTTGACGAAGCTCGCCCGTCCGGCGAGAATCTGCTCAGCCTTGAATGCCTCAAGTTGAGTGACCTGTGCGGAGAGTGCAGTATTGGCAGTCTCCAGCTTGGAGATGTGCGCCTGCACGGCCGCATAATCAGTGGTCTGGTTTCCAGCGATGGTGAACGAGGCATTCACCGGCTTGTCATCCTTGTTTTCGGGCTGCACCGAGGGGATCTCCTTCTCCATGAAGATGCGGAACGTACGCTCTCCGCCGTCAGTTTTCCGTGAGTACTTTGAAAAATTCAGCCCCTCGACAGCCGGAACGTCGACGAAGGCGAAGCCACGGAACACCGGCCAGAATTCTGCCTCATCATTGGTAACGTAGCTACCAATCTCGGCGGATCGATTGCGCCAGGTGCGACGCTCAATCTTGCCCTGTGCATCTGGCTCGGTGATCTCGTAACTGGAAAGGAGGTACTCGTACTCCTTGCCGTCAGCCGGACTCGTCTTCTTCTCGGTATCGAGACCAGTGTGCCAGCCTACGACGATACCCTCGGTGCCAAAGAAGTTGGGATGTCCATCCCGTACTGGGACATTCTCAAAGATGCCACGCTCACGCAGCATCTTGAAGTTGGAAATCATCTGGTCAAGGTGCAAGCCTTCCCAGGTGCTCTGGTATCCCATGCTGTCACGGAACGTACCGGTTCTGAAAACAGGCATGCGTTCGACTACAAGAACACCATTGTCCTTCTTGTAGTAAACAGGCTCAATGTCCATGCTGGTGCTGTACAGGCAAATATCCCTGCGATCACCAGTGGCAGTTTCTGACACACTCATCTCGATTAGCTACCTTAGTAGATCCATAGGGACTAGCGCAAGCAACTACGCGGGCATGGCACCGGATGAAATTTCTACCGGGACCTTATCTTCGAGTAGCATGACCGTCGACGTATCCCTGATGACAACTCGATGCCAACGGAGACATTCTCGACACAACAACTTAACCGTGCCACCGGTGATGAAGGATTCAGAATATACCCGACGCTGCTTGTATACCTTAACATGAACATACAGCTTTCCGTCACCATCCACACCATACTTCGCCAGCATGGGGGAACGAGCACAGAAACAGCGAAGGTCATGAGACGTTCGACGCACAACTAACTCCTGCCACTGATGAGATCGTCCACCTGGCACTCGATGAGTTGACCAAACGCCTTCGTGAACTCATCGGCGGAGGAGTATATACCTGTCATGGAAACTTCAAGCACCCAGTCACTAAGCCTCGAGTATAGGGCGTCAACCTTCTGTGTGACGTCCATGACTCCAGCACTCGACAGGGCAAGCACCATGACTCGCTTGTATCCGAAGTCTGGCTCAAAGCCATAGAAGTTCTGGCTGCGGAAAGCCTTCTCGGCCTGGGTCGCTACCCGTGCCGTCACGTCCTTCGCGGTCGTTTTCGGCTTAGGCCGCTTGGCCTTGGGGTCGGCCTTGGGGTCGGCCTTGGGGTCGGCTTTCGGGTCGTCCTTTGGTGGTTTGGTAGGATCGTTCGGGTCATTCAAAGGATCGTTCGGGTCAGGTGCCGGAGCAGTAACCTGCTTAATCTCCGAAAGATCGAGACCTGCCATTTGACCAAGCTCATCCATATCTGGCTTGGCCTTCCCACTACTGATGAGCCCGGCCACGATGTCACGGACGAGATCGGTATTCTCACGGCCGAGCTTACGGAACCGGATGTGTGGACGGGGAGCCTTCTCGCTGAAGTTGTAATTGGTCATCGGCGCCAAGATGTACTTGTCGATATACTCTGACCAGTCACCAGCAATGGCATTGATCATCCACATGTACACCTGAGCATGCGTTACGCCAAGGTTGTAGCTACCTACGTCGGCAGTACGCAGCATCAGCAGTGGCGTGAAGAGAGACAGCGAGATCTCTTCATCCAGCCGAGTCATGTAACGCTCGAAGTCGGCACCACGCATCTGCGACTCGAGATACTCGATGGTGTAGTCGTAATCCGACTGTGTACCGAGTAGTGTCTTGTTATTCGGCAGGGTTACTGCAGAACGATTGCGGATCTGACCAAGCATCTGTTGCATGATGACATTGCCTGGCACCTCCTTGCCGTCGACATTCACCGTGTCATCGTAAGGCGCGCGACCGATCGGAACTGGCTCACCGAAGCGCTCGAAGTACCTGTTGCTAAAGAGGTGCATGAGGTTCGAGAAGAACCATGGCACATACGCCGACCGCAGGAGCTTACGACCGTAGTAGTCGCCATTCTCCATGAGCAGTGGATACCAGTACGAGTTCTCCACCGGGATTGGCCAACTACCACTGGTACCATTCCGCATGACGCGTGAGAACGGCGTGTGTTGGATGCCGTCGTAAATGGGGATCTTCGGCTTAGCCCTGCCGGGAGGCGCCCATCCGTCGACATCCTTCCAGTGAACCCTCGAGTCCTCAGGGAGCAGGTCCTTGATCTTTGTAAGTTGGACCGTCTTCTTCTGTGCGTCATTCTCCCATTGCAAGGCATTAGGAGAGTATCCAGCCCAGAACGCTTGCGACTTCGCTCGCACAAGCCTGGTCCAGATGGCATGAAGGTTGTCCGCTACGTGCTCAGCAACCTTCGAGTCATCACAGACAATCTTCCATTCCAACTGGTGAAGCATGAACGTAAGTACCGACAGTGACGCTTCGACCTGGTAGTGAGACTTCATCTGACGAAAGTCGGACAGTCGAAGCCGTGACAGGTCAAACTGTAGGACCGAACCACCAGGAAGGGCGAGGTAAGAGGTATTCTCACCGGCCCATGGGCCAAACGCTTCGCCAAGAGCAACCGGTGCCTTCTTCTTGGCGAAGATCATCGGATTGCCGTGGTGGTCGAGTAGTCCAGTCAACGCAAGCCTCCAGGACGCAAATGGGCAGGGATCTGCAGACCGGACAAGCCACTGAATCCAGACGGGACTGGTGCACTCACCGAACCACCGGGAAACAGGGACAGGACGTTTGCAAGTCCATTACCATTGCCATCTGTACCAGTCGCCTGAAGCGAATCTGGATTGTGGGCATAGGATGACATATTTACGACGCCACGTCGATACGACGCGTTACCCATGAGCGTACACACTACGCCTGCCATACAGTCGGCCAGGTCTTTGGAGCCGTTCTCCGGGTGGTCAATCTTCTTGCCCGTGTCAGTAAGCTGTTCAAGTTCCCGAACAGCAACCTGGGTCCAGCTCTCCTTGGGGTCACCGACGTTTACTGCAGTGATGTAAGGTGGAAACTCCAGCCGTCCCTCGTAGATGGCTTCCCGTAGATCGTGGTAGGGAAGTACATTACGGTCAATCGACAGGTAGTCGGTCTGGATGCGCCGTCGATTGAACTGCTGAATCGTGTCAGTGCTCTGGAAGCCGTCGAGTGTGGCGCGGACAATCTTAAAGCCCAATTCGTCTCGCAGGTCATACACGAACCTACGGATGTCTGAAAGCAAGATCTCCGTGCCGGCCGATGCCTTGAATCGCACCAGGCAGTCGAAAACGATGTACGGCTTCCTTTCGCCATCGATCTCGACAACCTCTGGCACGTGCCCCATCGCAAGACCAGCAGCATCACCTTCACCCGAGTATGCGATGTCGATGTGGACGACTCGCTTCAGGGTGTTCGGTGCACGGAACCAGGGCTGAATCG